TTACTCTTCCTCCGGCATCTCCCAGTTATGGTATACTTCTTGAACATCGTCATTATCTTCAAGCATATCTATTAGTTTCTCCATATTTTTAATATCATCTGGATTAGTTAATTCTACTGTATTTTGTGGAATATAAGTAAGTTCTGCCATGGCAAATTCATAACTCGCTGCAGCTAGACCATCCTTAACGAACACTCTATATTCTATATGTTTATCATAGTCCAATACTACATAATATTAGTTTATATTTAAAGTATATCATAGTAAATTACCATGTACAACATCCCAATCTACTAAAAATATGTATTCTCTGTAGAAGGCGATTTAAGGCATGATTATTTTCATCTAATGCTATCGTATGGCTAAAACGAAATAGGGCATCCTGTGGAGAAATGCCTTTCTGTGATGTAGTGTTTCCAATGGTTACAGAGGTTGATTTTTCACAAAATAGACACTCTACTCCTTGTTTATCTATTATTTCATATATCTTCATCACACCCTTTCTACATTTTATCTAAAAATAGAGCCTAAATTGGCTCTAAATAAGTTTATAAGATTATGGTTTTTCGGTTGTGGCTTGTAATAACCAGTTTATCTTTTCATATGTTGAACTGGTTATTATTTTTTCACCATTGGTTAAGTCATATTTTAAGTGCTCTTTGACATTGTTAATGTTATTTATTAGTTGAATTTCTATATCATTTAATTTTTCTTGATATTTTTTGTCACTGATTTTCTCTAGTATTTTATCAATGTCGTCTTCCATGTATTTTTTATGTTTTATACTACTAATTATTAAATCTCTTAATTCAATTAAGTCTTTAGTTAGTTTTTTATTTTCTACTCCTTCAAATTGAACTTTATTATTGCCAACACATCCATTTGAAATCCCTAATGCTAGTGCCAAAATCAACAATAAAAGTAATATTCTATTGTTTTTCATAAAATCTCCTCCCAGTTATATCCTTTTTTATAGTTTATTTAAGTTAATTTTCACTAAAATCAATTACTGCTTTAACTAAATCAATCATATATTTAATCCTCTTTTATATTATTCATAATCTAATACACTCAAGCTACCTTGTGTGACACTTTCATTATATTTTGTCATTATTTCAAAACTTTTTCTATCATTAGGTGAAAGTCCTTCACTACCTACTGCATAAGTCCAATCAGTATCAATTACATCTTTATTTTCATCATAATAGGTTGCTTTAACTTTTATATAAAAAAATTTTAAATCACTAATATTTTTTACATATCCTGTATAGTAAATATAATTGCCACTTACAGTCATTTTTACACCCTCAAATTCAAATGGATTTTTTCTATTATCCTCTATTTCTTTTTGTTTTTCCTGTTCTTTTCTTTCTTTTGCTTTGGCAACAGTAACATAGTGTTCTTCATCATTTTTTTCTAATATACCACTAGATACCTTATAAACATTATCATCTGAAATAACTTCTCCAGAAACAATTGTCTTACCTTTTATTCCATCTAATGCATCAATAAAACTATATTTACTATCATTGTTAAGTTTTTCAAAATCCGAACTAAAAACAGTTAATTTATATCTTCTATATTTTCCATATCCACTGTCCCAAATACCGTTGTATGTTATAGTAGGTACGGCATCCGTTAAATTATAACTTTCTTCTTTTGCCAAGTTTTCCACCTTGGATATTATAGATTTTTCAAGTGTCTTTATTGAATGTAATCTTGCTCTAAAAATAATTGGTGTTATAATTATTACTATTAAAAGAATATTTACTACTAACTTTTGAAATCTATTTAATTGCTCATATTTATAAAGAATATCATTTTTTTTAAATCTCCCTTTATCTGTACTCATATCATTATCCCCCTTATCCCTTTTACTTTTTCTACACCTTATATATACCACATAGCACTTGAAAAGTCCTTCTTTTTTTGATAGTTTTATGTAAAAGTTCACTTTAATCTTCTATTATTGCAGATGCATTAGTGCTATTTATCTTTACATTTTGGCTGTCCTTCCACTGTATATTCACATTATCACATCCAAAATAAAAAAGGGGCTACTATAAAAGCAACCCTATCTTGTAGATTTACATACAATTGTCTTATTTGAATAATCATTATTCCAAACTACAACAAATACAACATCCCCAACCTCATATCTCTCATTATTAATTGATTTAAGCATCTCTTCTCTACCAAACATTTTCACCCTATATGTATTATCATCAACAATTTCTGTTATTAATCCATAAATCATATTATTAAATTTAAGATATTTTAATTTATAATCAACAAGTGTATCTATAGATTTAAGTATTTCGTCTCGTATTTGCCATCTCGTCATATTATCACCTACTTTTTATATTTTATTAGCCCATAGTTTTGCATATGTTGATAAAGTGCTTATTGCACTTTCTATTTCTCTAGCATCTTTTACGTTTGGAAATTCTAATTTAGAGATATGATAGTGATTTTCTGTTATTTCTGTAGTTGGCTCTGGGTTATATGGTTTGCCTTGCATAGATGCAGGTATAACTTGTTCGCCACGATGTAAAAAGGCTAATCCATCCATTGGAACAAAGTTAGTACCAACATCATAAGATGCAGCCTTAGCACTACCACCCGGCATAGGTGCAGAGAAACTACCTCCCCCACCTTTGCTCATTTTTCTTTCAGTCTCTTCCCAAAATCTTAGCTTGCTTTTTAACCAACTAACTTTATCTTCAACCCACTTCTTCATACTTGTCCAGATATCCTTCATACCATCCCACATATTTCCAAACATATCATATCCAATATGGAAAAAATCCGACACTGTACTCCTTAACCATTCAAATAATGCACTAAATATATCACTAAACCATTCTATTATAGATTCCCATACTGATCTAAATCCTTCCCATAAACCCATCATAATAGATATTGCTAAATCAGTAAATGCAGTTATTGCAAGTGTTAAGTAAGTTTTTATAGCTTCTAATGATAGATTAAATACATTTTTAATCAAATCCCAAAAGTTACTAGCAATACTAACTAATCCATGCCCCATCCTCTCCCAATCTCCAGTGAATAATCCGATAAAAAAGTCTAATATTCCTTTAATTATCTCTAATGTACTTTGAAATATTGTACTGATAATTTCCCATACAGTTTTCGTATAATTTATTATGTATTCACCATATCTATCCCAAATAGATCGAAACAAGAATATGAACATTTTTACTACTTCGATAATTAAATCAAATATAGTTTTTATAGTTTCAGCTACATCATTGAAAATCTCTTCATTATCCTTGTAAAACTGAACTAGATTCTCTACTAACCAATCTATAACACCAATAAATACTTTAATTACTTCACCCATTACATTAAATGTAGTTTCTACAACTACTTCAATAGTTGGCATAGCATCTAATACATAATCAACTGCATTTGATATTGCAGGAGATAACTTTTCACCTAAATCTAGTATCATTCCCGACATACCGACTTTTATTTTTTCTATACTTCTACCGATACCGCCATCCATAGTTTCAAATGCCATTTCTGTAGCACCCGCACTATTAGCCATCTCACCTAGATTTCTAGCGAATAGTTCTGTTGAACCACCTGTTAATTGAAGAGCTGCATTACCAGCCTCCACACTACCGAATAAATCATTAATGGCTATATTGTTATCTTTTGCATATCCTTCTAACATCTTTAAAGCATCTTGAACACTTCCACCACATGCAATAAATTCTTTGAAGGATTGCCCACTTAATTCTCTAAATAATTGAGAAGTCTTTGCAGATTCCTTTGATAACTCAACGAACATTTGTCGCATTTGAGTAGTTGCAACACTTGTTGGTGTACCTTGGGCAGTTATAGTTGCAAGTCCTGCTCCAACCTCTTCAAATGACACTCCTAAACTTGATGCAGTAGGTATTACATTATATAGAGAATTAGCTAATTCATCTGCACTTGTTTTACCAAACTTTATTGTTTGGAACATTATATCTGATATTTTACCTGCTTCAGTAGCTTCAAGTTGATAAGTGTTGAGGATTGATGTTAGACCATCTACCATAGTTGATGTTTCAGTTACACCTGCAATAGCACCTTTTTGTGCTACCTCCAAGAAATTAAACACATTTTCATCACTTACACCCGCAGATAATGACTCATAAAGTGCAGGAATTAACTCGTTAGGTAATACACCCATCTCCTTAGACAAATCTTTTACTTGTTGTTCCATTTTGCCCATTGCTTCCTCTGTTATATCAGGTAATAATGTATATACTGAATTCATCTGATTTTCAAATTCAATAAAACTATCTATACCTTTCTTGATAGTTACACCAATACCTGCAACTACACCTGCAACAAGACCAGTTATTGCAACTTTAGACCAGTTGACCATACCATCAATTTTACCTTTGATTAGCCCATCTGCTTGGTCAAGTCCAGTATTCAATCCAGATGTATCGGCTTCTATCTTGGCGACATATGCCGCTAAATCTATCTTTGCCATTTTCTCACATCCTTTCACTTCTGAAAAAATCATAAAAAAAAGGCTAAAGAGTAATAACTACTCAATAGCCCTTGTTTCGTAACCGTTTAATTGTCTTAATTTCCCAAAATCTGGTTCCGTTTGGTGAATTGCACTTTCTTTATATAATGCATCTCTACCCTCTTGAGTTTGTTCAAGTTGGAATATTCTTGCCCATTTTAAATAACTTAAGAATACTGCATATGGTAACTCCATTATTTCTTTATAAGACATACCATATTCTTTAGTAAGAAATGCAATATTTCTCATATATTCAATTTCTGGTTCTTTATATTGGCTATCCCCAACATTACTATTATTACTTCTTAATTGAATGTCGGGGATTACTAGTTTGGGTTATTCTGCACCTCGTTTATATGTTTCATCATCTCTTCCATTATGATTTTTAAATATCTAATGTCCGTTAAATTTTCTTGAATATATTTTAAGTTAATTGTCTTAGACTTATCTAATTGCAATATAGTTAAAACTATACTCTGTAATCCCTTTAACTGAGATTCAAAGCCATCTGCCTTTTGTAATTCTGCTTGTTGTTTATATATCTTTAAAACAAAATCAGTATTTACTTCCCCAGGGATATTAAATTCATCTTTGTTTGGTAATGTAAACACTAAAGGTTCTTGAACCAATACACTTAAATCTATTATTTTTGCCATTCTATAAACACTCTCCTATTATTTCATTATTTTTAATGTAGTCGACTAAACTAAAAAGGGCTAATTAATAGCCCATATTATTCACCTGTTTCTACTGGAAATGATTCAATTATCTCAACTAGATTTCCTTCACTATCTGACAATGCAGTAAACTCATAATTCAACACTAATGGATTTTCATTATCAAATGTAAATTGGAATCCGTTAGTAGCTTGAGCCTTATAGATATTTACTGTTAAAGTTCCTGAACCATCTTTCTTTCTGTGAACAAATCTCAGGTAATTTATCGGAATTAATCCTTTACCACCTATTTTAATCGTTTTAGTACCTTTTACAGTATCTTCAGTTACTGTTGCAGGTGCTAAATTTGCAAGGTTATCAATTAACCATGTCATTATTCCACAATTAAACTTGACAGATTCTTCTGATACAAATGTCATTATTGTCCCTCTGTTAGCACTCTTTATTTCTTTGATAGTTGGACTATATTGTAACGTAGCACCACTTTCAATTGCACCCACATTTTTTAAAGCTGCTTCAATTTCAACCTCTGTTGCACTTTCAACATTAGCAACCTTCCCCAAATATAATTCTCCTGAACCTAATACTATAGGATCACTTTCTTGTCTATGTAATGTCATTATAACCACTCGCTTTCTTTAATTTATTTTCTTACAATAAAATAGACTACACTAAGATAGTCATTTTCTGGTGTTCTTATTGTACCGCCACCATTTAGAACCTGAATATTTCTTATAAATGTATCATCATTTTTAATAATCTTTTCCCCTCTAGGGTCATTCAAATAATCAATTACTTCTCTTTCTGTATCCTTAACCTTTTGAGGAGTAGGACTTACTATGTGAAATGTTAATTGATATTCTTCAATATATTGACCTGATAATAGTTTGTCTTTTATAACTATATAAGTTTTATCATCTCTTTTTTCAGGTTTATCTATATAAAATATACTGTCATTTTTATCTAACATAGATATTAGATTTACATTTTTAAATAGATGTTGCCTTAATAGTTTAATCATTTTGACAACACCTCCCCCATTTTTCTACGGATATTTTCTAAATTAGAATCAACTGTAGATTCAAGATATGGGACTCTTTGGTCTACAATATAAGCATATTCAATTCCATAAGAACCGACTTCCGTTTCTATTGTGTCACCTTTATCCTCTGTTTTATTGGTGATTGACCTACGCAACGCACCAGTATCAACTGGAGTTACTAATTTAATTTCTGCTTCTAATTCCATGCCCACTTCTTTCATAGCTCTTAAAACTTTATCATGCATTTGTTTTTTAGCTTCCTCGATTGTTATTCCTTTAGTCATTATGCCACCTTCTTATCGTCAAGTAATAGAATTAGATAATCATCCCAATCTTTAATCTCAACAAGATAGTATATATTATCTTTGTATCTGACTTGAGTACCTAGCTTTAATAATTCATCAGGGTCGCAAAATACTTTATATTTAGCATCTTTATCATAACTAAAGTCCCTATAATTCATTTTTTGAGTATGTGGTTGAACATCACATTGAATGGTTTTAATTGTAGTTATTTCACCTTCAACCCAAAGACCGCCTTCATCTACATAACCAGTATCGTTTAGTATAGATATTTCTTTATCGTAGAACATTTAACCCACCGCCCTAACACGACTCAAGGGTAGTGATTGTAATATCTCTTTAGGAATACCCCTCTCAAAAGTTTGAGATCTGCTACCTTGGCTCTGTTGGATTACTCCCGCATTGTTTCTGTTCTGATAATAGTAAACTGCCAAATCTACAATTTGAGTTTGAAATTTAGCTTCACTTTTTGCAAACTCTTCATCTGACCAACATAGATGAGATTGAATAGATTTTTTAGCTTTAGATAAATGATGATTTAATACAGTATCTTTACTATCATCAGTAATATTTAATAAACTTTTTAATAACTCTAACATTTAATCACCTACTTTTTAGTAGTAAAAAGAGGGACATAAAGCCCCTCTAATTTAACTATGCTAATGTTACATCATAGAATAACACTGCAATAGCGTCATCTCTTAATACAACACTATCATATACACAAAGACCTCTAACTCCATCTGCGAAAGCATTTTGTAATCTCATAGCTTCAAGATTATCTATTGCTTTACCATATCCTAATGCAGATTTATGTAATGCAACAACCTTACCTGCTGCAACTTCTTCAGATACTATTACAGTAAATCCATTTATCTTAGCATTAGCAACAATGCCATTTGCTAAAACTTCTGGATTTCTAGTAAATCTATCATCCTTTTGAAGTAAGTTTAAGTAATCATTGTTTATTACAACAAATCTATCAGTTGTAGGAACTTTAGATTTTCCTAGTAAAGTACCTAAATCAACTATATAGTCATATGCTTCAGTTACCTTAGCAATAGTTTTCTTAGTTGTAGCATTACCTATTTTATTAGCTGCCTTAACTCCTGCAACTGCCTTTCCTAATACATAACCGTCAATTATTTCTGCTAAAACATCTGAATGTTCTTTAACAGTTGCATCAATTAATTCTCCTGCTAACCCTATTTTGTCTACATCTTCAACCGCAAAAGCAAAGTATTTCTTTTGAGCCATTAACATTTCTACTGGAGTAGTTGTTATTTCCGCCCAATCAATTTCACCTGTATAATCTTTAACACTACCTGCACCTACTCTGTTAAATATAATCTTTGCACCTTGTGTATCTGTTGGTTTAGTAGTAATAACATCCGCTATTGATACACTGTGAAAATTCGCTATTAATCTTGCTTCCCATATATTTTTTCTAAATGTTGTAATTGCCATTATAACATCACTCTCTTTCTTTTATTTTAGTACTTCTTTAAAGACTAGCCCGAAAGTCTATTTTGCTACCTTGTCCCACAATTTATTAATTTCATCTATGCTCATATTAGATAAATCTTCCATAGAAATTTTACCTTCTTCTCCGCCTTTTGGTGGTGTATAACCACTACCTTTTAATCTTTCTTGAACTAAAGCTTCAATATGCTTAGAGAATACAGATTCAAGTGCCTCAAGGTTTTTATTTGTTGTTTCTTCATCGTTTCCAATGAAATATTCAACTAAATCTTTTGGAAGTTTCTTTTCATCTGCAACCAATAAAGCCTTATTTGTAAGTTCTTTTCTCAATGCATCGACTTTAATTTTCTCTAATTCTGCTTTAACCTTTTCTAGTTCAATATCCTTCACATCTTTCGCGGGAAATCTTTTCTTTATTTCCTCATCAATGAGTTTTTCAAGATTATTTGATTTCCATGTTTCAAGACCTTTAGTAAAATAACTATCCAACTTAGGTTGTAATAGTTTCTTACCATCATCATTACCTAAAAATGATTCAACTCTATCAGATGTTATAAAACCTCCGATATAGTTCTTTACCTCTTCATTATCTTTGTTACTTTCAATAAATTGTTTTACTTCATTAATATCCATTATCTAATCTCTCCTTTCGCCCTCTATGTCAATTAAGCCATATAGTGCAATGTATTGTTTTTTTTAATATAATTAAGCTACTTTAACAAAGATTGTTGAAGTAGCTTAATTAACTTATTCCTTTACTTTTAGCCCAATCAGAATAATTCTGATAAGGTATATTTTCTTTTGTAATATTATCTCGTCTTGTTGTAGGACTCCAATCTGGTAAATAAGGAGCTATTGCACACCTACAATTAGGATGTAAAGGTGGTTTTGGTCTTGATATATCTTCTAAATCCCATATACCACCATCCAATGCCCCATCCTCTGGATTAGTCTTTTTATCAAGTGTTGCTATCCAAATTACCTTTTGTACAACTTCACTATTTCTGTAAATTTCTTCACTTGCATTGGTCACCACACGAGCTAGTTCTGAATTTACCAATCTTTTACTCTGATATGCACTAGACCCAAATATATCTTTAATTTCCTTACTCATTTTATCTACTGAATAACCTTCATAGATACCTTTACCTATAGTGCCATATAATTTATTTACTAACCATTCTTTATTCTTCCATATTCTAGAACTGAAATTTTGACCTTGAAAATCTGCATTGACAACTGTATCAATAAATTCTTTTCTAAGTATTTTATAATTAATACCTATACTAAGACCTTTATCTATTGTATATGAAGTTTTATAATAACTTTCTTTATATGCACCATATAAAATAGAACCTACTATTCCAACTTCCAAAGGCGATAGCCCTTTATACATATCTTTTAATTCATTCTCAAATTTCCTTCTAGTATTAAATTTTTCTATACTAGACATATGTAATTCTTCACCATATTCCATGTACATAGAACCGATTTCACGCCTTAATCTTTCAAGGTATTTCTTTTGCTCTATTAATATCTTTCTTACTTCCTTATTAGATGTTTTTTCTAATTCAATTCTAATTTTAAGAATTTCTTTTTCTAATTCTTTTAGCATCTTAATCACCTAAGTTATTTTTATTAGCAATATAATCAACATCATCTAAATCTATTTTTAACTCTTCTTTTCTTCTCTTCTCTAATTCAATTTGAGGATTCTCAACAAATGGAAGAAGTGATAATAAAGTTTCATCAGATGCAAGACCTCTTAATTTAGATATTGTATCTGCAATTAAATTAACATCACTTGGAATATTCATAGTTAATTTTAATTTAATTGTCCTATAGTCATATTCTTGTCCTTTTGTAATTCTCAAATATTCAAAGAAATTCTTTAATCTCTTCTTGATTACTAACTCAATCATTGATTGCATTAATAGACATTTATTTTCTAATGCTATCATTCTTGACCTTAATGCAGTACCTGAAAGATTAGATTGTAGCTTTTCATTAGTATCTATATGAGATGCTAACTTGTATATTTTATCTTCTAATGTAGTTAATGAATTTTGAATGAAGCTATCTTCCATATTCTTAATTAAATATGAAACTTCTGCACTTGCAGGAACTTGAATTGCCCCTACTCTTTTCATTTCTTTTAATTCATTTTCATCTAATAACTCTGCACCAGTAATCTTCAATAGTGCATTTCTGAAATCTGATATTTCATTTACATAATCACTTAAAACAGTATTAAATGCATCATTCTCTGATTTTATATTATCTAACATTGATTTTCTTTCAGTATTAGCACTACAAACCACAATTGGTGGTTTATCAAATATATGGGTATTTCTTCCTGTTAATTTGATAGTTTCATCATCTATTATCTGATAATGTTCTATAACATTTCCATAATAGACATCTATCATTTCATTTTCAGAAAAGATGTTTTCTTTGTATATTTGAATCGCAAGTTCAACTTCTTTTTCTGCATTGCCACTTTCTAAGACAAACATTTGTAAAGGATTATAAACTGTTGCTTTAAAATCTCCACTTTCTGATATGTAGTGTAATTCATATGATTCGCCAAAAATATTAGCTTGTTTTAGTAATTCTTGGTCATGCACCTTAGACCAATAACCAAAATTTAAATCTATTGTGCTAATTAAATCATTATCACCAACGGTTGAAATATAACTAATTGGATTACCTATAGCATAAGCAATTTCATCATTGATAAACTTCTTAAAGAAATTGACAACTACTTTCTGATTACTCCTACTCTCATTCATGGCATAATTCCTTAAAATATCCATATTCCCATCAAAATAATTCTTATAAACTTTATATTTAACTTGATTTTTTCTTAATTCCTTCAAACATCGTAATATTAATTCTTTATCTACTTTCAATATATACACCTACTTTCTAAAATTGTACATTAAGGAATTGTATTTTTCCCGCTTGTTTATTAAGCTTGTCTATCTCTAAACTAAATTGAGCCACAACATCTGGAAAGTCATCATGTAATGAATAGTCGACACCTGCAAAATCTGCTAATTGTTCAAGTGCTTCAGTATCATCTTCATTAAAGATAATCCTTCCCATATTAACATCTGGAACTATTAAATTTATCTTTGCATCTTTATTCATCCTTTGATGGTCATTGATTATTGTTATATTTCTTGCCATTAACTCACTATCTTCTTTTAATAATTCTTTCAATCTAATGACATCTCCACCGCTATATGTTTGTTTCTCTATAAATACATGAGTAATATCTTTATATGTACGCAAATAAAAAAATATCTTATTCAGATACTCATCAAAATCAAATCTATATATTTCACCTTTTCTTATGTACTTAACTTTATTATCTGCAATTGATCCAACCACAAAGGCATAATAATCCCTTTTACCTTTCGTTCCACTTCCTGCAGGGTCTACCACTAGCATAGTTTTCTTGAAATTATGGCTTTCAATTACTTCTGCCGACTCTGTAATAATAGTTTTAAATCTCTTTTCCCCTATACTATCTACATCGCCTTGCATCTCTTGTTTAAATGAAATAGGATTTTCATAATATTGTAGGGCAATATCTAAACAATCCCAATAAGATTGCCATAACAAAGGATATTGCATTTCTTCTTTGTTCTGTAGATAATACTCTTTAGCATAATCAAGCCTATTTTCATTATCTTTATCAGTTAATAGCCTTTTAAATTCTTCCCAGTGACCACTATTAAATAATTCATCTACATCATCAACTAATATTCCTTTTTCCTGTCTAGTTTTCCATGTTGGAGATTTAGTTAATCTACTATAGAAACATTCTTTATGTTGGATTGTACCAACCGCAATCATAGTGCTATTATCTTTCTGCATTGCATAGTTGACATCATCACTAAATCTTTTCCATTTCTTTTCTCTCTGCTCATCTGTCATAACTTCATCATCCTTCTGATAATCATCCAATAGCAATAACTCAATTCTTTTGTTATTATATGACTTACCCCTTAATGTTGAAGCTGCACTTATACTTTGTATCATTGTTCTATTAGCAAACTCGACCTTTTCACTATTGTTTATATATTTTCTAGTATCATACATTTCACCAAACGCTTCTTCTATACGTTTGTTACCATCTACTGCCATTTTAATATTTCTTATAAACGTTTCCGCCGTATCTCCAATAGCACTGGCAATAACTGTATATGTTTTATGTTTATATAAACTTACCCATATTGCAGTTGCCATTGAGCCAAATACAGATTTTCCTGTACCTCTAGGTAATATATAAACTTGCTTATCGTGAAATTTATCTAAAATCATATCATTGACTTCATTCCACATTTCAAAATGTATAGGGGCTATATCTGCATTTCCTTCTGCAAGATAAACATTAGATAAGAAGTGCAAAGAAAAATATTCCAAACTTCTCTTACCAGTTGCCCATGCTAAGCCATGATAACCCCAAAGGTTATTTTTATGTTTTAACATTAATTCTTTGGCTTGTTCATCGCCATACATCTCTGCTAAATATGTATATAATAATTGTATATCTGTTAATTCGCTCATCTCATATATCACCTGCTTTCACGCTAAACGCTTAACTTCGCATTTTATTTCTAGTTTCTATTATTTCTTCAGGTGTTCTTGCCCTTTCAATGTGTTCAGGATACTTCTTTTCTGTAAATTTAACTGATAATTCTCTTTCAACATATTCATAATAAGGTAATACATTAATATCAGAAAAACCTAAATGATTATCATTAAAATTCTGTATGAAAAAAGCACCCTTAGATTTTCTACTTAAACTATCACAATGAACAACAACACCATTCATTCCACGAATTGCTATATTAAATATTAAAAATGGAATTGCTCTATCACTTAATTCTTCAACAGTATGAAAATAATCAGAAGGTAAATAATCAAACGAATTAGTTTTTAGTCTTTGATTATTCCAATGTTGAATCAGTATTGAACCTGTCCCACAACAAACCTCATAATAATCAAAACCATCATCTTCAATTAATTTACTCATTAATTTTCCTACACTTGCAGGTGTAAAGTCTTGTTTTAATTTCTTTCTATCTGCATGTTCTTCTTGAAAATATTCATTAAACCAATCATAGGCAACATCATAATCAAACTCATCTAAAAACTTTCTAAATAATTCTTCTCTTTTTTCCTTATCAAATAAAATTTTCATTAGCTTATTAGGAGCTTTATAAGAATCATCTATTTCAAGTAGACTGTTTATTTTTTCAACTGTATTCAATTTTTCACCTCATTAAAAATTTTTAAAATGCATTAAAAATAGCAACACGCAAAACACGCACGTTGCCATTATGTAATGACTTCTAGTGTCGGTACACTCTTCTTGATTAAGAGAGCCACCCAGAGAAATAAATGCAAATAAACTAAATATTATTGTTAGAAATATTTTCAATTCATCACCTCATTATTATCATTTATGATAAGATTAATTATAATATATATGGATAAAAAAAGAACCTATAAAATAGGTTCAGAAAGGATTCTTTCTATTTAACTACCAAATACTCTAATACTTCATCTATAACTTGGTTTAAATTAAAATCAATAAATTTGATTTCTCTTCCCATCTTGTTTTTTTCTGTACTAATTGTTATATGCCTTCCATTATTAATTATATTTGCACTTTCTTCCATACTGCTAGAATCTTTTTTGTATCTTACAAAATCTATCCTATTATCACTAACACTATATTCAATATCACGATCTGGTAAAAATATTCTATTATTACTATGTGTTATACTTTCGCTTAAATTGAATTCCTTACCAATAGCATTTAATTCTTCTACTATCTTAGAAATATTATCAACTATAGTCTTTTCCTCAAATTTACCAAATGTAACCCCCATTATATAATTTCTTTTCCAATCCATAACACCCTCCACCCCTTCATCTAATATTTTACTTCTATATATAACATTAGACAAAAGAGGACTAAAACCCTTTAATTATTTATCGCAAGTTTCGACAATATTAGGTTATAAAAAATTTTACAAAAAATATTTTATACTTAAAAAAGGGTTGAAAAATTGGTAAAAAATTTATAGAGGTTACTAACGGGGATATTGCCTAATCCTATTTAGAATACCCCCCCTACCCTGCTCACTCTCCCTAATTTCAATCAATCCGTTCTATTTAATACCTCGCACATTACACCTCGTTTTAGTAATAAAACTATAATTTTGTGACTAATGTACAATTCTGACACTTCTTTGTAGTAATTTCAATGCTTATAATAATCACGCAATATATTTACACACAATTCAACTGTAATTAGTTTACATAATATTGCATTATCAATTAGGACTTAATAATAACTTCATATAATATATCATTATGTGAAATTATATAATATTAAAATGATTATTCTATTATCTTATTTAGCTAATCTTATTACATTATCGTTGCCTTCATCTTCTAATGCATCTATATCTGCAAGTATATCCTCTTCTGATACGTTGGTATCAGTTCGATTATCTGCCATCTCCATCTTAGATGTTGGCTTTCCTAAGTTTCTATCTATTATATAACTTAATGCAATCTGCTTAGTACGCTTATCTGTTTTTGGATCAACGGCTAATTCCCAATATAAATCGATTGCCTTTAGTAGTTTACTGTTTAATTCTTTCTCTGCTCTGGTTTTAATGTCCTGTAGTCGCTTGTCCATTTCTGCCTTAAATTCATCATTATCCATCCAATTATATATAGTCGTTCTATGTACTCCAACCAACTCTGCAACCTGTGTAATTTGGTACTCTCCCGACACTATCAATTCGATTGCTTTCCTTTGTCTTTCATCAATCATTGCTTTCACCTACCTTATTTTATTACTCTACATTATACAAAATGTGTATCAAATTAGCTACATTTTATCCAACAAAAAAGAGCCATTATCGGCTCAATTAAGGTTTATATTTTATGTTATCTGGAACAAAATCTAAAAGTATTGTTATTATCATATTAAATTGCCACGGGGTAATGTTTTCCCCTTTATTATCAAGTAATTGATTTTTTAACATTTCTAATGTTTCTTCCCACATACCATACCTTCCCTCAGTAATTGCCTTTTCCAATAAATAATCAATAGTATCTAATACTTGAAAATATTCATTATCTTTACAGGTAATGAAATAATCTTTTTGCTTATAGTTTACCATCTCTCATTCCCCCTTTACCAAATCATACCATACCTTCGATAAAAGGGGAATATCTCTAAATATTAATTATAAACCCCATCTTCTTTTTAATTCTTGTATATCTGCCTTAACATTTCCTTCATACCCATCTAGAGGCAACAACCTTTTTATATTTAGCAAAGTTAGAACTAAAGTATCAACATATACTGCTTTTGCATCGTTTGTATTATCTAAATTCTCAAATATGTATATCAATCTATCAACCAATTGTAAAGAATTATTTATTTCCATTTGATTATTTTCCATCATCAACTATTCCCCCTATTATATATCTTTATATTCTGGTTCTCTATCTTCCATTACACTCAAAGCCAATTCCAACCCATTATACAAACCTAACATATAATCGCCTTTGTCAATTGTACATATTGAACCTTGAATCTTTTTTAAATTACTTAAATCATCTAATTTCTTATGTATAGTGCTATCATTTATTTTAGTCACATAATTACTTAAATCAACTGACTTAACATTAACAACAGGTCTTGCATTAGCCTTATTTACTACATCTTCCCAATTAACTTCTCTTACTGCTCTCATCAACTCTTTATTATTAATAATATTATTCATGAACCTATACCTCCAATATATATTTACTCCCATCCTACCTTCTTAACTTTAGTCATTTTCCTTCCCTCTTTCGATACTATTACTCTATATTTTTCATCAGTATCTACAGTAAACATATATAGAGTAATAGTCCAATCTTTAATAATATAAGAATATATGAATTTCAATATAATAAATAATATAGTAGCAACACCTAAAACAGATATAATATTATATAATTTCAACAAATCAATCCCTCCAATATTATGTTTTAAATTTCCACATTACTATTTTTAAATTCTTCATATTCATTTTTTCTCAACTTTAAGTTTGTACCTTTATATTCCCGACCTAATGCATAATATCTTATATAATATAAATCATCTTCTACAAATTCATAGACTATCATTACTTTTCACCTGCATTAATTAAAGATTTTAACAATTCTTTTACATCTGCAACATCTTCATCTAATTTCATTAATCTTAAATTTACATCTGCAATATTTCTGCTATTATCTTTAACAGTAGCTTTAATCTCTTCTAACTTTACAGATATAAATACATTTAATTTATCTTTCATAAACTCCAGCCCCTTTTTTTTATAATAATTTCTCTAACAAATCAATTAACTTGTCCAAATTTTTATTAGTTTTATCTATCTTATCTTCTAGGCGATGTAGCTGCTTTTTATTATTCTCATCAATATTTTCTATTACAACTTCAAACACATCTCTCAAACCCTCAAATAATTCTTCATTACTCAATATCATCAACTCCTAATCAAATGGTATTTCTAATGTTTCACTAACCTTTTCTCTCTGTATATGCATCCTGACAATTTCCTGTACATTTTTCAATTGTGATACAAATTCCTTTAATTCATTATTTTGTCTATACTCTTTAATTGCATTATTTAATTCATCAGTATTCACATAAAATAGTGCTACCTTGTTATTATCCAATTTAGCCGTTTTAATCATCTCAAAACCTTGGCTAAGCAACCACGCATTTAAATATAAACTTGTAACAAAGTATAATTCTGCCTTTTCTCTCTTTTCTTCCATGCTTCAGCCCCCTAGTCTATATTTTTCAATATATTAAATAACATTTCTTCATATAAATCTTCTGTAATATCATATTTGACCTGAAGATAGTCTAACTCTTCCGCTAACTTCCTTTGTCTTTGATTGGTTTTAAATAATCTTTCTCTTTCATCTTCAAAATCGGACTCTATTAATCTCTTACAGATTTCTTCATCGACATCTGCATATATAACCTCTGCACTTGTTTCCATGATTTCATCATCTAATTCACATAGTAAATCATCTAAATAATAAAACCTTTCTTTTATGTCATAGTCACAAATATCAAGTGCTTCCTCAAATGTTTTTATCATTATAAATTCCCCCTCATTAATTTTTCAAATTGTTCTTGAAAACTATCTTCTTTAAATCTTGTCAAGTCTGGCTCTGTTTCATTTAAAGCTATATCAGATATATCCAAACTCGCCCACGCTTTTACGGCAGGATATTTCTCACACATAAATCTATCCATCTGTTGCTTTATTTCTTTCATTATCGTTATTGTCATGACTTTATCTAAATAAGACATATCTTCATAGTTTCCGCCAGTTCTTGAAACAATGTCATTCATAATATCTTGATACACTTGCATATTATCTTGTTGTGCCACCTTTTACACCTCTCTTTTCAATTGTTTTAGTCTATTTTCTAGTTCTTCTATCTCTTGTAATCGTTTTAATTCATCTGTATCTACTTCTTTATACTTTAATAAATTCAAAATAATATTAATCTTATCTTCGATATATTGATTTTGCTTTTCAATTCTCTTATTTGTATTGCTTATAAGCCGATAATTTCTCTGTATTTCTTCTATAATTTTATCTGTATCAATGGTTGCCGTTTTAACATAATCTTTTAAATCAATCTTAACTACTCTTTCCTCTACTTTCTTTTCTAATTTCTCTAAACTCATATTACTTAACCCCCTAAATTTAATTTTCTTTTTAACTATTGACCTCACAAATAAAAAGGACTACATTAAGTAATCCCTTAAACTCATGAGGAAAGGACAGATAGTTATGCAACTGTAAAAGTCACACAATATCTATGCAACATCTTATTATTTCTCCGAGAAGTTGCGGGGCAGGAATTTCACCTGATGCGGATACCCAGTGTCATTTGTTTTGGAGGAAGGCAGATTCGAACTGCACCCTGGGTCTACCAATGATAGCTAAAACCTTGATATTGTAAAACTTAGCATCAAAGACGTTTTATATAAAGCCACTTCTGGCGATATATCCGAAGGTGAGAAGGGGTCGGCTAAACCCCAACTCTGTGACTTAATTCTTGCAGAAAAGTCAATTAATAGGTATAGAAATTTCTTTCTACTCCTATCATTTAAGCCCCCAATCGGGGGCGTCTATATCTTTTCTTAACTCTAACAATTAACAAATATTAACTTCTATTAATCAACTTCTACACTATATACATACCAATCTTTGCTAGTTACTGCAAAGCTCCAACAACTCTGTTTATCAATCGGTTTATAAGTGTTATTGCCATTACTAGCCGTTCTAATTATAAGCCCATAAAATCCTTCTAACACTGACAACTCCACATCTATGTCTAATACTTTACATATCAATTCTAAATCTACATCTTGAACTGTTGTAATACCTTCATCTCCAACAGTTACCTTACTAGCCATGCTCCATTCTAATTGAAATCTTCTAAATTCATCCAATGAATATTGACTTTGACATTCCCAAATATCGTTATACTCTAATACATTACAAAGATATTTCTTTTGAATATCATAATCTTGATAATTTCTATTAGCAAAATAACCTAAAAATGAACTATCTGGCAACAAGGATAAAACTCTAGCTTCATCAGATGTAAATTTATGATTTAGTAACGATGCAACTAATAAAATAGTAGACAGATTATACTTTTTGTGATAATCAAATCTACTATTAGACATATTCACACCATCAATAATATTAAGATTTATATCGCTACTATTAATATTTTCAGTTTTTACTTGCGTTAAATGATTGCTTATACACTTGAATCTAGATTTAGGTACTGACCAATCTACACCAATAACATTATCATCATGGATAGATATGTCCTCATCTAGTGATAATTTCTTATATATTCCCTCACGGAAATCCACGTAAAATCCAATTTCCCAATTAGGTCTATATTTTAATATTAGCAATGCAGATAATAACGAATCTAAATCATCCGTTATTGCTAAATAATATTTCTTATCACTGTCCCAAAACCAACCATTTTCTTTTCTAATTCTTTCTAAATAATCTTTTCTCATAACTTATGATGTCTACTACTAATACTCTAATTCCCTTTATGTATAAAATATTTTACTACTCTTGCACTCTCTCTATCTATCGCAAGTAAATCTATATATTATTTTTGATTGCCCCCTACAAATTGAAAAGTTTTGCAAGGGATTATTCTGTATTCAACTTCAATATCTTTTCACCTTCCTTATTTATTATTTTTTACATATAAAAAGGACTAAGAGTTAATTTCCTAGTCCTAATTTGTTTAATATATTTATTTAACTGTTGATATGTCTACCGACGGTCTCTCCCGAGGGGCATTGTCCTTGCTACGCAAGTCCAATGAAATTTATTTATATTTATTTTTAAAACTTTTACATATACAATATATAATATATAGTAATGATGGGGGGGTATTCTCTAATAGATACTATTTAGGAAACCCCACCCCATGACATAAATTAAACTGAATATATACCCTTTTTAATTCTTTTAGAGTCCATGAATTGCACTAAGCTCTTACTATCTTTCTTTGCATTTTTAAATTGTTCATCTGATATATTATTTACTTTTAATAAATCTCTTGTTCTAATCTCTCCATAGCCTCTATTTTCACTAAACCATCTGACAATTTTCTGTGCTATACTTTCAGTTTCATTTTCCCTGCTTAATATGTTATATTCTAATATTTGTTCTGGTAATCCCACAAATGCCTTTTCACCTAATCTCTCTTCAAGAAGTTCATTTAATTTTTCATATGTAGTAGCATTATATATTAAATCAATAAATATAGTATCAGTGTTAGAGTAATCTCTTAATTTCACCCTAAATATATTCTGTTCAGTATCAACTAATATTTTAGAATACATAATCTCATTCATTTTATCGTTAACAAAGTTACCACCTTCTAATTCTAATAAATCATTAAACTCCTCTTCTGATTTGTTAGGATTTTTCTTTATGTAGTCTAAAACTTCTGGATGCAACGATAAAAATATTTGTAAGTATACTATATCACTGAACCTATTTAATCCAACTTGTACATAATTTGTAAGTTTTGAATAATCATTTAAACCCTTCATTCCTCCAGGATAATTTTTAAATTTAAATCTATTAAAATCATTTTTAATATTATTCATATAGCTTACAATTAATGTATTTTCACTATAATTTTCAAGAAGATAATTGTTCAACATATTTACAAATGCTTTCTTCTTCATATTTCCCCTACTTGTTCCTATGTCAAAATTTCTTAATTTAATATTATGTTTTTTTGTATTTACTACTTTAATTATATCTATGTAATCCCTTTTATATTCAACATCTATATCTGCCGTTGCATCAAATATCCAAAATTTAGCCCTATCCTTGCTTAGATAAAACTCATCTTTATTATCCTTAATTGTAAAGAAAAACCTTCTACTATCTGAAGCCATTTTACCCTTTTTATTTACAAATATAGCACCATTTTTTAATATATCTTGTAGTATTTTAATCCTATCTTTATTTTCTATTGTCAAGTATTCATCAGTTAGTTTTAAAAATCTTTCGTTATCAGTGCTAATATTTAATCTACTGCCTTTCCAATAACAATAAATATCTTTTTCTGATAAGCTAGATAATCTATTTCTCTCATTATCAAGGTAATCTCTTAGATATTTTACTTCATTTGTAAGAAAATCCTTATCTTCAGTTTCAAGCATCCTGTCAATGTTTTCATCTATATCATTGATAAATTCTTTATCTATATCGGTTATTGAATAAAACAAAGGCTGCTCATCAAATATAATTGTTTTTCTTTCTCCATGTTTCCATTTGAATATAAATCCTCTTTCATTTTCTTTTAGTTTGAAATATTTTTGAGTTGTCATAAGTAATATTGGATAGTTATCTTGTTTCACTATTTGAGTTGGAAAATCATCGGGGTTATTCTTATGATCCATCTGATAATAATATCCCTCTAGTTCTTTTTCTTCCTCAAATTCATTAAACCTTTCCAATAAATCTGTAATTACAACAAATCCACTTCCTTCATATGTAGTTAGAGATGCGCCAAATCCTCCTACTGTTCTTGATATTATATTTGCTTTTAAATAACATCTTATTATTACGCTTTTACCAAAACCGCAGGGTGCAGGAACTGCATTTACTTTACTTGTATCTTTATCTAATATTAATCTTTCAGTTATATCTTTGGCAAACTCTAATTGCTCATCTGTATAATTTGGTATAACTTCCTTGAAATAATCTAGTGTAAGATTATAAACTTTTTCTTGCGTTTGATTCATATAATAAAACCCCTTTCGATTATTGTTTTCGCTTATCTACTTTTATATCCTCCCATCGCTTCCCTTAACTCTGGTGTATTATTAAATAGAAATACTTTGAATTCTGGCTTGTCCTTGTCATCTTCGACCTTGATTAAGTCAAAACCTTGTCTTACTAAATAATTAACCATCCCTATACCCCTGATTACATAGAAACTTTTACCTTTACTTTTTCCCCAATACATACGATTACCCCCTTCGATGATTTTTGATAATGCTACTATCGTTCTGCCCATTTGGACAAAACGAGATTTTCAAATCACTCCCCAATTTTGGGGACACTAACTCTCTAAGTCGGTACAAAATTGTTCCGTCTAGGTTTATAACAAGGGTGGGGCTTAAAACCCCAGACCCTTTAATTCTTTTCAACATATATTTCATACTCAACATCTGCTATTAAATTCATTCTATTTTTAATGTATTTGTTAATAGCTTCTTCTAATGTTTCAAACCACGCTAATCGTGTTGGCTCACTGTCAAATTCATGTAATATTACATCATACATTAGCAACCGACCTCACTTTCATTGGAGAAATCCATATCTTCCAACAACTCTACCCTAGTTTCTATTGTTTTATGTTCAAAATCTATAGTATAAAAATATTCATCTCCGCCCTGATCTTCTTGTAGTTTTAGTACATCACTAAATGGACTATAATTAAAATCTACTATATCATCTATTTGTATATAGCCATTTTCAACATCACAATGCAAACTATCACTATGTACAAATATAAAATCTTCACAATTATAATGCTTAATTAAATCTATTAAAAATCTCTTTGTTGGAGACGCTTTGTATTCTCTTACATACTTCTCCTTGTTTTCTTCATCTCTAATTATAGATAATACAGTGTTTACATATTCTTCTGCCGTTGCACCTTCAACAACTTTTAAGGATACCTCTGAATAATCGTAATCATCTTGATAAATAGATATAAACATATTGTCCGTTGAATAAGCTATCTCTACTTTATAACCTCTTGCTTCTAATACCTCTCTGATTTCATTTGACATTTTTTCAGTTTTCATTAACAATTCCTCCTAAAATTTTAATTTATATTTTATTAATGCTATCTACCCTTCATCTAAGGGGTCGCTAGACCCCTATCCTTCCTTATCCAACCATTTTTAATTTAATTGTCATAGACCTATTAGTTTTATCAAGTATCTTAACCTTAACCTTACTACCTTTGTAATTCGTCAAATCAATATAACCATCCTTGTAATGCTTTTTATCATTTTTTCTAACACTTGCTAAATATCCATCCTGATTTTCTATAGTTGCATAATTTTCGCATTTAAATTCTTTTGTACCTAATTTTAATTTTTTCTTTAATATTCCATGCTCTACTTCCTCAACCGACTTTTCATTAAATCCTACTAAAACCAATTCAAGTTCAAAATCCTCAACTTGCTTCTTCAATTCTCTTTCAACGATTCTTTCATATTCTTCCTCTATGAATTTATTTGCATTAACTTGGGTCGATACGCCCTGCATACGATAATACTTTCCTAGAAATTCAAATGTATCTAATATTTCTTTAGGGAATAACGAATCAAAATTAACCAGTGTCGGTAATTGTTTCACATCTTCTTGTTTCTTTGCTAACGTAATTATCAGTCCTTCCCATGTTGCCACCCATGGGAACTGATAGGATTTTGTTTGCTTGTCCCTCTTGTATTCGATATAAGCTAAATATACCGCCATGCTTGATAATAAAACTTGATCATCAGTAATTTGATTAGTGAGATAATAATACTTATCATAAAATTGACCATAAGCATTTTTAATATCATCATCACTTGCAAAGCTTGTCATCTTTAACTCTGCGAAATCAGTTCTATAATCTGCATATACCTTTTCCAGTTCAGCTTTAACTCTCTTTGTTTCTTCTTTATCTGCATTTAATACATCTGCATCCATTAAGAAATCTGAAGTATCAATGGTTCTTTTAGTCCAATCTTCCCATTTAAAGGTTTTGTTTTCCCAACTTTCTATATGCTTACACAACATATTCATAGGTGCAGTATTAACATTATTTTGAAAGAAGTCATTTCTGCCATACTTATATTTCTGTAAAAAATAAGGCTTGTATTGTTTCATATAATCATACTTTGAAGGTATTTCTAAAGTTCTTACACCATGTTTGCTATAATCTATCTCTTGCCCTTGAAGTAATCTTAGATATACCAATTCATAATCTAATTTAGCCAATTTATTATGTGTCATTGCATTTGTAGTTAAATATGTAGATATATTAGTTATTCTTCCTATTAGATTATCTAAACTTCTCAAGTCAAATTGTATTAAACTTTCAATATTTCTCTTTTCTTTCTTTACTAAATCTCTGTTTCTTTGTTCATCAATATCAATTACTGGAAGATTTTCTTTATAAGTGACATTTAAGTCCTCGTCTACAATTTTTAAATGAGTTATAACTCTATCAATTATTAATGGATTCTTGGTAATAAAATATTTATCACCATCAAAATCAGATCCCGATATTTTTTGTGCAGTAATATCCTTACCATTCATTACAATTATGTTTTTATATCTACTTAGCCATTTATTAGTTAAATCATTTTCTATTAAATTGGCTTTATGTACTTCGCTTGAATGAGTAAGTGGGCTTCTAAAAAAGGCTCTTAGTCCAATTTCTCCAGTTGAATGAAATTCTCCTTTATCTAAACAACCTTTAGGCTCTAATCCTGCTATCATTTCCAACATCATTATTGGGTCTTGTGCTATATAACTATATCTACCATCAACCCAAATACGCCCTAATTTTGCGTCGTCAATTGATTTTTTCAATTGTCTCTCTAAGAATTGAGTAACATAGGGGTCATTTATCATATCAGGATTGCATGATATTGCAGTTGAAACCTTAGTAGCCATCATATTTTTTTCTAATATTTCATCTTCCATCTCCTCAAATTCGTCGTCTATGTAATCTTGTTTAGCTATTAGATTAAGATATACCATTGTAACCTTTGTATCGCCCTTATACACTCTTTCGATGGTTTCCTTAGTGTAATTACTTAACTCAATAATTTCATCCCTTGAAAGGCTTAATACTTGCAAATACTGATATGTCATTTTAGTTTTTTCATTAGGATTGACTTCCAAATCTGAATAGCTGCTAATACCAATTACATTTTGACCTAATGGGGTATAATATTTATCTCTTAAATCAATGTACTCTTTCCAGTTCTTAAAATAATTATGTAGTTTAAACATTGAAGTTGACCAAATGCAATCTAATTTTTCAATGTCCCAATCTTTATTCCATTTATCTTTTATATGTGTAATTCCTTTTTCCTTATAAAATTGTTTAAAATCTATCTCATAAGACATTCCTTTGAATCCCGGCAGTAATCTTACTTGGTATGCAGGTGGGATATCTTTTAACCCTAATGCTTCTGCAACTTGTTTCCCGTATTCAAGGCTATGTAAACCCATTCCATCAAATAGATTAACCGCAACATCATAATTACCTTCTATTAACTCACCATCTCTAATTCCTTTTACTTTATCGTTAATAATTACATTAAACATACTATCATCCACTATACAAATATTCTTAGGTACCGCATCTACAAACAATGTAGTTGAAAATGACAGTCCCATATACCCCTCAAATTTACTAACTATAACATCTTCAAACTTATTAAATTGACCTAAGCTAATTAATAATTCTAGTTGTTCAATTACTTCTTCATCTATAAATGCAATCTTACCTGTTCTTGCCATAGATGTAGACCTTACAAATCTTTGATACTTTCTACCATTTATCTGTAGACCACTTGATATTAAGCTCGATAACTTTACCTTCTGCTCATCCGTTTTTACCTTCTTTACATTTAAAAATATTAATTCTGGTATGTAGTTGAAGTCATTTTTTATATATTTTCTTCTCTTTATTGCTTGAATCAACTCTGTTACTTGATTTTCTGCTAATCCAGTTTGTGTTCCTTCTTTGAATAATTTAAGTGATCCATACTTATCAAAATCACCTAATTTATAAGTGTTAATCTGATACTGTTTTCTTTTTCTCGCCATAAACAATTCCTCCTTGATATTTTTTATTTATATTTACAAAACCATATAGGTTCTATATTTAATTCAAAAATACTGCATATAATATTTTTGCCAATTTTTGAAACGGCTTAAAATAGCCATTTGTTTTTGGAATACTTCACATAATACTACTTGACATATACCTATTATTTGATATAATACTCATAGATAGAAATGTAGAAATATGCATAAATGCAAAAAAACAATAATTAAATAAACCAGAACTTAAAAAGTTATGGAAATATAAGATGGTTTTAAAAATGGGCATAAAAATCCCGCTATTACCCCTACTCTTATAGAATATCACACTTCACAAAGCTTGTCAAGTGTTTTTGTTGTATCTATATATTTATCTCTATATTAATATTATTGGCACTAATTGAATGAAACTTTAGTGTTTTTTATCTATCCCCTATTAATAGAGTATCATATATTTTAGCTGCTTTCAATATATGTACTGTGGATAACTTTCAAATAATACAATACTCTATATTTTTTAGGGGTAAATCTATATTGCTTGAATATTAACATCTTTTATCTCTTCTGTTTTCCTTCATTTTTCTTTAATTTTTAAATACCATAGCCCAATAAAACTAGCCTTTTATTTACTTTTTATATTGTTAAAGCAATTGATAAAAATCTTGTTCTAGTATCTTTTCTATGTCTCAAATATAATTCTTCTAAAGCATCTATTATATTATCATATTTCTTAGATGCAGTTTTATAAAAATATTCTATATGTGAAAGTGAAATTGGTTCTAAGAATAATTCTTGTAATACTTCTTGTAAATACTCTACTTCTCTTATATTACCATCTAGCAGTTCTGTTACAGTAATATCTTGTCCCCTTCCTTCTTGCATCTGTAACCTTCTCATTTTCATAATTGCTAATGTTTCACATTTACTGTTTGCCAATATTTCCTCAAATTCCCTTTGCTTGTCCACTCTACCATCAGTTAATAAATTAATCCATTTTTCATTAAAGTTTTTCATCAATACTTCCCCCTTAATTTTTTTATTTTTTTAATTCCCCAGACTGGGGAACGTTCTGTTAAAATTTATCCCTCTATTTCATCATATCTAATTTCTATTCTCTCTTTTGCAAGTGTATATCCTACATAAAGTATTCTATCTTGGTTGTAGCTTCTACAATATCCATTCATATATAAACTGTTATAGAGTTCATATATTCCACTTGCATTTTCATAATGTTCCCTTTGTATTCTTTCAATCTGCTTCTTATCATATTCACCTTTTATTTTTATACTGTATAACATATCTACACCACCTTTTTTAGAAAGTTTGTATTGATACGATCTGTCAAATCTTGAATGTAAACTTTTAAAATAACTTCAACTTGTTGTCCGCTGATGCCTTCTTCACTAAGCCTTTCTTGAAACCTTTTAACTTTTTTCATGATGTGTAAAAATTCATCTATAAACATTTTTATTGCCTCCCTTTTCTCACCTTCTGCATATAGAATATCACACATATTTTAAACCGTCAAGTATATTTATTAATTTTATTAAATAATTTTACACCATGAGGTTTTATATTTTACTTATTGAATATTTATAACTATATAGTATAATATAAGTAGTGGAGGTGTACAAATGGATATTAAAAATGAAATTAAATCTTACATTGTAAAAAGTGGATATACTATGACAGAAATAATTGAGATGGTGAACAAGAAATATAATAAAACTGATACAGTTCAGAATCTATCTAATAAATTAACTAGAGGAACGATAAGATATAATGAAGTTTTAGAAATAGCCGATATTTGTGGTTATAATATCGAATGGATTGAAAAAAATAAAGAATAATAATAAAAATAAATGACAAGCAACTTATCCTTGTCATTTTTAATTTTAATGTATATAATAGTAATACAAACACTAATAGCCATCTAACTACTAATTTTAAAAAATTAATAATCACATGGCTAAAACTGTTTATTAAGTTGATACAAATTATTTAGAAACGATGTAATTATTTCGTTTTCTAAGCATTATTTCTTCTAATTCTTCATTTGAGTAATTAGAGGAGCGACCATCAAAAGTTATATTGGAAGATTTCCAACCATTCGCAACGGATCGTACCCCGTTGTTTTTGGTTTTTTGGGGCTTATTGTCTATTACTTGACTTATTCCATTAATCATATCTATTTGTGCCTTTAAACGAGTGCATATGGCTTCCAAATAGTTTTTTAAGTTATTTACTACTGTTCCTTTATTCATAACTACATTTAATTGTTGCAATGCTTTATATACAATAGCTTGTCCAAACTTTTCTTCTAATTCTACTTTAATTATTTGAGGCTCTTGTGAGTCATTCATACCAATATAGTTCTTTAATTCTTGTTCGTCTTCAACCTGTGAACTATCCTTTTTTTATCTTGAAGTACCCCCTTATTCTTAAAAACCTTTTCTAAAATAAAAGTATATAAATTTGTATTATTCCATGTTTTTTCTTTTCCTTTTTTATCTTGCTTTTTTAATATTCTATATTCAATGCTAATAACCCCTCTTTTTTCCAACTGTCTTAAATATTTTCTAACTGTATTTTGACTACAATTCAAATCTTCTGCAAGTGTTGAGATGGATGGATAACAAGTATATTTATTCCAGTCCATATATTTTTTTAATGCAACATACACACCTATTTCTTTTATATCTAATTTTTCTAATATTTCATATGGAACTTTAACCTCGTACAT